GTCTACATTTTCATACAGAAGTAATTCACCTCTGTAATGCTCTTTCCATTCTTCGCCTTCTAATGCTAATTGAGCAACTATTGGCTTTACATTTTCAAGCATTTCTAAAAGCTGTTCCGGATTAAAAACTGGTCTACCACTTGTAATAAATGCTTCTTCAGCTGTTGCTGGATATTCTTGTTTGAATAGCATTGTTCCATTCTGTGCTATTCTTTTTCTTCTAAAAGCTAATTGCTCATCACTAAGTTTAAATTTAACAGCAATGTCTTTTTCTTCTGGAGTTCTGTCTAAAGGTTTGTCAACCAACTCAGCATAAGTATCATCAATGTACCAAGGTATGAAAACTGGTATAAATCCATTAGTTCCATTACAAGCACCTCTCCATAAATCGTGGAAGACATTAGACAAACCATTAGCTGTACTTTCAGCTATAATGACAGTTCCTTTTTCATTAGGAACAGCTTGTGTAATAGCATTCCAGTTTTCCTTAGCAGTACTAGGTGACCAGAATGCTAATTCAGATGCATGAACTAAGGTTAGTGTTTCACCTCTACCTATGGCTTCTGAACCAGCTGTTGCAACTACAAAACTACTATCTAAAACATCAAAACTAAGTTCTTTTCTAGATGAATATTTTGTATGTGGTTTAAGTAACTGTGGGCAGTTTTCGTGATATCTTTTAGTCATATCAAACAATGCTCTAGTACTATCTGCACTATGTGTAACAACCATACACTTTTGAGCTTTTCGTTGACTTGCACTGTAATAGAAATAGCCACCTACATGAGTTGAAATACCTTGCTGTCTAGCTTTTAATATTACTATTCGGACTTTACCTTCTGACTGCATTTGTTTGTTGATTGCATCTTGCAATATAATTTGTGCAGAGTTTAAGGCTAAAGGTCTTATATCTCCTGATTTGGTTCTTATTTTTAATGCGTGTTTTGCATAGTAGTCAAAGTCAGTGAACAATCTCTTCCGTATTTGGATTAATTTCTGCTTTGTCATCTTCTTTTGCTAACTCCTCAAGCCATGCTTCAGCTTGATGCAAAGTCACTTCAGACTTTGATGCTGGTTTGGCTTCTGTAAATTCTAAAATCAGTCTTGCAGATGCTAGTCTGTCTCGTGTAGCTGATGGAGTACGAAGTATTTCTACAGCCGTTTCCAATGCTTCTTTTGCATATTCGTTTTTAATATCTATTTTACTCACTACTACCTCTGCAAATTTTTTTGCTTTATCTCTTATGGGTTTAATTGTTTCTTTGGTAAATCCATCTGGAACACCTTTTGGTCTTCCAGCATTTTTTCTGGGTTTATTAGACCATTCTTTACGAAGTCTTCTTCCCTCTTCTGTTTTCATCAGATTAGAAAAGTAATTATTTTTTGGTGCTTTTTGTGGATGCTTTTTTGCTAACTCTTTTGGCCGGCTTTTTCTCTTCTTCCGCAAAGAATTGTCTTTTTCCATTTAAAAATTCCTCTATTTCATTAGCCACTATGCTCAAAGTATTGTTGCTTGTTGGACATAGTTGAGGTGCTGGTAAATCTGCTTTTAGCTCTGTTGCTATTGCAAACTTTTGCACCTCTCCTAATTTACTAGAACCTATTTTATTTAACGTATCTAATATGTTAATTATTGATGTTACATTTGCCATTTATTGCCCTTGATTATACCTAATTATATTTAATGGTTGTTTGCTTCTATTTTTCCTCTGTTGCCGTTCAACTCTTTTTACGTAAGGTAAAAGATATTTCTTTGAAGCTACTGCGTTTACATCGTAAGCTTTTGCATAAATCGTATAAGCTTCCTGAGTAATATCTGTGCCTTTTCTTCCACTAAGCACTCTAAATTCTTCTAGTGCAGTTAGGATTACAGCTTTGGTTACACCACTTTCATTTACTTCAACCATTGAAGCTAAATTGTCTAAGTATCTTCTATTATTTTCAGTGCCAGAAACTCTTTGTTCTGGTGTCGGTGAAGACTGTTGAGGAGAACCTTGTTGAGTTTGTTGAGGTTGAGGTTGTTGTGCTTGTTGTGCTTGAGGTTGAGGTTGTTGGTTAGCTTGTGTAGATGCAAAATTAGTATTAATTCTTCCTTGGTTTGCTAGTAAACCTAACCCTTCTGTGATTGCTATATAACCTTGGTCATCTTCTCTTAAAGACATAGGGTTTTTATAAAATTTATCATACTGAGATTGTGAAATCTCTCCTTCTCTAAGGAGAATACTTAAACCTTTATCTTGTTCTACTGGAAGTAGACCCATTTCATTTAATTCATTATCAATACCTCTTCTAATATTGTAATTTGCACTTCTTGCTTTTTGTCTAATTCTTTGAAAACCAGCTTCTTCATTTTGTATTTTTTTGCTTCTTGCTTCTTGAATGCTTGGAAGTCCACTAACATCTCTGCTACCACTTCTTCCGACATTTTCTTTTACAAACTTACGAACCGGACTTCTATTACCGGTCATACTATCTATAAAACGACCTCCTCCAGCTCCTATAACTTGACCAGCTGTAGACATACCACTTGTGGCAATACCAGCACCTATTGTTAGTATTGGTCTAAAACCAGCTACACCAGTTGGAAGATATTGAGACGTTCTAGAAAATGGCATTAGCTCATCTGTAAGACGTGAAATACCACCTTTTACTCCAGCTGACTGAAGTTTAGAAAGTTCATTACTTTCTTTCATTAAACCAATTAATGTTTCTACTTCTCTTTGTGCTGTTTGTGGTGCTAAATTTCTAATTCTTTGATAATCAGCATCAGTTGTAGTTGTTTTAACTTTATTTTTTGCTCTTGATACTGATGATTGTGCTTTTGCTCTTTCAACAATTTTATCCAGAGCAAGTGTGCTACTATTTTTGCCTTTTGGACTTATAAAGTTCTTAATCGTATCAGCATTAGCTTGAATTAAACTTGAGAGTTCTGAGTGTGTATTGTCTAATACAGCTCTTGCACCTGACTGACTTTCTCTATCAACGTCTTTAAGGTTTGCTCCCATATCTCTAGCCATCTCTTGCATACGATTAGCTAAATCTGTTTTTGTCTCATTCTCAGCTTTATCAATACTACTTTCACCAAAAGCTGTTTGATTTGGGTTGCCACCTAATAATCCTCTTTTAATGAAATTAGGTGTAACTGCACCTCCAATATTTGATGCAGTTCGCATTGAACCTTGTGTTGCACCACCTATTGCAAAGCTTTCAAATAAACTATCATTAATTTCTTCTGTAGAATACTCACCACCTTGAGACATTGTATTCAAAATAGTTGCACCATCTTGACCAGTTTCAATAACTGCTTCACCAATCATATCTTTCATAAAAGATTTCCGCATTGGAATGAGGTCTAATCCCATTTGACCAGCAACAACTAAAATATCTTGTGCAGATAAATTAGGGTCTAAACCTTTATCTATTTTTTCTTGTCTTTTTTCATTCAATAACATCAAACCATTTTGGGATGATGCAATGACTGCTACAGCTGGATATCTTTTTACTAATCCAGCAACAAAGCTTGGTACTGACGTTCCAATACCTTCTGCTACTCCATATCCTAATGCTTGAACAGCTCCAGAATAATCTCCAGCTTGGATGCCTTGTAAAACAGATGCCGGTATGTCATTTGGTCTACCTTTATAAACTTCTGTGACTTCAGCCATTAGTTCGTCTTGAAAACTTCCTACCTGATTTGATAAACCATACAAAATTTGACGAGTGTCCATGTCCATATTGTCACCAAACTTATCAAGTGCCATATCAACACCAGCTTGGAAACCTCCAGCTATTTGAGCTGGTAAAAGTTTTGTAACAGAAGCTTGAACAGCATCTAACATTCCGGTCTTTTTATCTATTCTAGATTTAGCTACTTCGTATGCTCTAACAATTGTATCAAACTCTTTAGTACCTTGTTTATCTTTGTTATTTAAAATCCATTGGGCATATTCTTTTGCTTTAGCCTGATAATCTATATCTTTTTTATTGTTATTTATTGTTGAAGCTTCTGCGGAAGGTATGATGGCATTTTTAATATTGTCCATCATAGAATTGTCAGCTACTTCTTCAGATGTATTACCAACTGCGTTTTCAATTTGTTGAAGTACGTTTGGGTCAGTTATATTTTTATTAATATCTTCGTCTACCAATGAATTAAATTGGTTTTGCTGTAATGCTTTTATTTTATCATCAACAGTAGCCGAATTATTACCCATCAATGCCATTTCTAAAATATTTGAAGGTGGATAGGCTGGATTACTATTATTACCAATAAGAAATGGGTTAACCATTTTTTGGTTTATTCCATATGCCATATAATTTACCTTAATTTTTTAGTGATTTTAAATATGCATCAGCATCGTCTAAGTCTTTGTCACCTGATGAGCTATCGTCTTTAAAAATGTTTGACCAACCACTTTGTGCTTCATTTACAGCTTCCCAAGTGGCTGTAGCTTGTTGGTTATCTCCGCTTCCTACTTCTAATGTTTGTCCAGTAGCAATTCTATTTTGGATAGCTCTTAATGCATCACTTCTTCTTTTAATCCATGCTTGCCATTGTGAGCTATCAAATGAAAATTTAGGCTGGTCTGACATAAATATTCGCATTTCAGCATTTGAAATTGCACCTTTTGTCTTTGCAGTGTTAATTAATGTTTCTGAAATCTTTAATGACTGTAATGCAGACCTTATAGATGCATTATTACTTGCCATAAAAGCAGATGGGTCAAGTCCGGTTAAATCAGCCATGATTGTTGAAAATCCTAAACCAACTGCATCTGGATGTTTGCTCAATGCATCAGACATCATATCAAACTGACTAATTGTTGAACCTAAATTACCTAAAAGCATTTGGTCAGCTTTCTTTGATTTCTCTTCTTTAGCTCTTGCTTGGATATTTTTGTAATTAATATCATTTACTTGCTCATACAAATCTAAAGCTGATTGAAATTTTGCTTCTGGTGTTTGTGTATCTTGATAATCTGCAAATACTTTTCCAGCTTCGGACATACCAGATGTAAAATCATCAGCTCCAAGCATGGCAGAGCCAGCTCTCATTCTAACTCCAGCTGGTAGGCTTTTAAATCTCTCAAAAAGAGATGCTTTTTTTCTATTTTCATCCGATTGTGGAGGAAAATTACTACCAACTTCAGCTGTAGCACCTTTTAATGTTTTTTGGCCATCCGGTCTTTCTATTAAAACAGCTGATGGATTAACCATATTAACTTTTTTACCACCAGACATATTTAAAGAACCTGATGTTGGGTCTACTGAGCCTATTGATAAAATACCATCGTTATCAATTAACCTCATATTTTGAGGATTTTGTAAAAAATCTAAAATTCCAGCCATAGTTTTTCCTTATAATGTAGAGCCTTGCATAGACCCTCCAAACCCACCTTGTAATGCACTTAATAATGGATTTTTACTTGCATACTCCATATAATTTGTAGGAACTCCAGTTGATGGTATTTGACCATTATTAATCATTCCTAAAAATTGTCCTATTAAGTCTAGTGGTCTTTGTTGAGCAGTGTAGAATTGTTTTTGTGCATCATCCATTTCTGCTTGTTGTTGACCTTGCATCATTTGACCAGCTTTAGTTAATGCATCTGCATTCCTAAATCCGTACTGTTGTCCAAATCCCATAAGGTTTTGACCAGATGAAAGGGCATTTGCTAATCCAGCATTTGCTCTCAAAGCATTTGAAATGTCATTGTTAGCTTGTCCAAGTCCAGTGTTGAATGCTTGTTGTCTCATAGATGCATCTAAGTTCATTGCATTACGAGCCAAGCCAGTTTCTAATAAACCTTCTTTAAGTGCTAACCTAGAGGAACGTGGGTTACCCTGACCAGCTGATTGAAGCCTAGCATTTGGAATGTCACTTTCATAAACTTGTCTTCTACCACTTGCCATAGCTGAATTTACAGCATCGGAAATAAATGGATTTTGGGAATACATATTTGCCGTTTGCATGGTCTGTTGTGGGTTAGCCATATTAAATATGTTTTGTGCATTCGTACCGAAACCAGCTCCGGCATTAATAAGGTTTGAACCTATGTTTCCGGCTTGTGTTCCAAAACCACCAGTAGCATTTACTTGATTAACAAGATTGCTATATGCTGTTTGTTGAGCTGGGTCTAAACCAGCAATTGTATCTCCTTGATACATCCCACCAGATAATGCACTTTGAAGAGCATTTTGTGCTTGGCCAAAACCAAATCCTTGGTATGGACTAGCTAAATTAAATCCAGCATTTTGGGCATCAAGTGCTTGTTGGGCAGTTTTCTTTTGGTTTTTAGCTTGTAGATAACTTGAACCAGCTCCAAGTATTCCACCTAAAATAGCTCCAATCATAACTTATAATCCTCCAGTACTAAGTCTGTCTTCTACAGTCTTAATTGCATCTTTTATGTTTCTTATAGCCTTCTCTATTTGCTTTAATTCGTTGTCTATATAATAGACTAAACTTTCGCTAAAATTTGGTCTGTTTGTTCGGTTATAAATCTCTATATCTTGGCTTGTAGGTGTAGGCATTTATCTTCTTCCAGTTGTTAATACGTCTAAGTCAAAACCTGATACTGAAAAATCTTTTCCAGTTGTTTCTCTAATTTCATAATTGAAATATCTGCCAGCTATTCGTGTATCAATCTTGTAGTCTGTAGATGGTGTAAAAGTTTTGCTTAGTGTCGATGTAAAATTATCATTCGGTGTGTCAGATGCTCCAAAGTTAAAGGTAAGTGAACCTGAAGTAATGGTGGACTGAGGGTATATGTTTCGGATGTTTTTGTATCCTGATAATGGAACTCCTTGCTCATCCAAGTCGATTTGTAACCGCCTTGCAAACGACGCATTAAGTATTCTTGATGAAGCTGGTTTTGCAATGCTACCAGCATCCAACAAATCAAGCACCAAAGTCTCCTTGACGTTGTGGTTTCCAGAGCCGTGAGGTTCAGAAACAAACAAGCTTCTTCGTACAAAATCTTGGGCATCTTGAGATGCATACGTAAATCCAGCTCCATCATATGTTTGTGAAGTATTGTTGT